CACGCCAGTTATTTAATATATTGTTTGGCTTTTCCCATTTACCGCTTTCGTCGTGCACTAACAGCTTTAATTTTTCACCGTCATAAGAGTTATCTCCTGTATTTTTCCAGTCAATAGTTGTGTCAAGGCCTTCTAAGTCTTCGACTTTTTCGTTTACATCTAATTTACGCCTGGTAAATTTTGACGCTGGCACGCGGTATGCTAATTCTGTTTTTGGACGGTCCATACCGTCTTGTATTGGTTTAAAGAAAAAAGGATAATTAACAGATATTGGTACAACTTTGTCTGTAAACATTTTTTTAGCATCAGGACCAGACTTAGATAATATACCATATCTACTGTCGCTGGATATTGTGGCTAAATTAACCACTTCACCCGAGGCCATAAATGAAAAACCAGAACGACGGTTTTTAAGATAACACATGCCATAACATCTGCTGTCTGCTTTACAAGCTTCCCAAAATATATAAAACAATCTATTTGCTTCTCTAAAATCCGGCTTGCCTACATCAATTTTGCTCCACTGCAAATACATGTAGTGCGTTCCTGTTATATAAGTTGCTGTGTCATTATTATAAAACCAAAAACCTTCATCGCGGCGCTTAAATTCATTATCAATATAATCATACCACTTTTCATGAAACTCAGACGGATATTCTTTCCAATCAAAAACTGTTTTTATTTTACTAAGCTCTTTTGGGTATTCAGTATATTCCCAAGTGTTTGATTTAAATGTGTGTACATTTTCTTCTGCCGGCAGCGCTATAACCAGGCCTTGTATTTCATAAACTTTGCCAATTTTGCCGGTTTTGCTTATAATAACAACGTCGTGGTCTTTATTATAACCATATTCCCATTTACTATAGCGGTTTAATTTGCTAATAACTTTGGGGTTAATATGATTATCTAATACTTTATATAAAGTTTGCTGGTACATTATTTTGATCTCCCTTCTGCAAATCCTTTAAAAGGCTTTACTTCTTTTTCTTCTTTAGGCTTATCATCCAGCATATTTTGCTCTTCTTGTATACGATTAAGTATTTCGAACGCATCAAATATAGCCAGCTTTTTAGTAGCTGCTGCATTTTTAAGCCTGTCGGCCGATACATCATCTTCTGTATTAGTAATGATTTTTTCTTCAGCTACTTTAATTAATTCCTCGACTGCTTTGTGCCCAGCTTGGATTATACTCTTCTTCGTTTCCTTGGTGTTCATATTTAATTACAATATCATTTGATTTCATACAATATAACCGCTGGTCATCTATAATAAAATCAAATTCCCCGTAAGGAGTATACCCAACTAAATCACCAGGAGTTATTTTAAGCGCGTTTAAGGAACTATTGCCATACTTTAGTATACCAATAAGCTTTTGCTCTTTATCAAGCGTTAAAGAGTCATTATTTTTTAATGGCATTATAAAGCATCTGTTACCAAAAGCTTTCCAATTGCCAAAATCACCATACATATAAACTTGATCTGGTGATACAAAAAACATATTGTCTACAAACATAGAACGGCTGTTTTTTTTACGGCCCTTCATGTCATAAAATACTCTAAAAACATTATGATGAATAATAACTTTATCTCCTACTTTTACATTAGTTTTAAATGCAAGAGGAACAGCTACTACTTCAGCTATATTATTTACAGCTTTAAATGCCTCTATTTTGGTATTTAACACAAGCTCTTTGTCGCCAACCTTAATTGAATTGTCATAACGCTGTTCATTATAAGGTTTAACGATAAAATCGTATAAACTGTTCATTAATATTCTAAATCATACTCAACGGAGATAGCCATGTTAGAATTAAACTTCTTCCATGGCATAACCTCGTTGTTTTTTTTAATGTGAATATTATAGGACGCATCTTGATCATTAAAAACAATATAAGCTATCTCATGACCACCATACACTTGCTGGCCAACGGAATAATGCATCGCATCGTTTTTATAATCAGATCCGATACTAATCTTCCGTATGTTCGACTGCATTATCTTTATTTTCAATTGGCTTATACTCGCCTGTTTTTAAATCAATACTAACTGGCCCGTAAGCTTCTTCTAGTTCAACTTTAAAAGCCTCAACTGCTTTATTAACCTCAGCAATACGATGCAGCATACTGTGTTTTTCTGCTTCCATCGCACCAATGCGATTAATTAATTCGTTTAAAGCCAGCTGCTGTGCATTAAGTTTTTCTAAATGCTCTTCAGAAACCGTGTTTTTGATTTTTTTTGTTTTTCCCATTTGATTAAATTTAATTGATTAATATTTATTTTTTAGTCGTTTACTAAAGACCTTACTGCTCCACTAAAATATTTAGCCGGATTGCGGGAATAAGATCTGCGCATGCCAGAGCTTCCGCCTCCAAAATCACCCACAGAATTAGCCGATTTTGTGCTGCCATAATACGCGTCCATACCGGCGTTATGTGCTGTGCTGATTTTATTTGCTACTTTTTTTGCAGCCGCTTTAATGTCATCAATAACACCGTCTTGAGCCAATTGTGGTCCGTAAAATTGTGGAGGAATTCCTCTTCCTGTTTTCATCATTGGGGCGCGTCCCGCTTGTTTTTTTTGATCGTAAGCCATTTTTTTAGTTTTTAATTGTTAATTTTTAATCGTTAGTTTTTTATTTTTTATCTGATGAGGTTCCGTAGTAGTATGCAAATATGTTTGAAATTACTACCCCTTCTATCATTCCCATTAAATGCACGAATAAATCATTTTCAGTTACAGAAGGAATATATACAACTGCATAAATCATAAATATAAAAGAAGCCAAACCAACAAGACCCGTAACAAACATCATCCAATCTTGTCCACCAGCTTTTTTTACTTCTACTTCGCGACGTCGTGCGCTATCGCGATCAGCGATTTCCATTTCGTATAATTCGCGCTTAAGCGTTTCTTTTTCTTCAGCAGGCATTGATTCATCTGTGTCAATAAGATTTTTTACAATACCAAGTACACCTTTATCTGGAAGAACATCTGTTACAACACCAGGCAATTTACTAAATAAAAATTTTCCAACGGCTGTTTCTTTAAAAGGTTTTTTAGACATAATCTTGTTTTTTGTAAGCAGGTATTTCCCATGGGTTTTTTCTACTTCCCATATTTATATCTGTTTTTTTATATCGCTTACCTCTCCAATAAATATTTTTTTCGTCATAATCAAGCTCTCCACTTTTAAATTGAGCAACATGAACTTCTTCATGCCTTATAACATTTTTTATTTGTTTTGGATTTAGCTTTTCATTTACAATTATAGAGCCATTTTTAAGCGCATGTCCCATAACGTTTTTTTCTAGCTCTCTATTATATACAGGAGTATTATTTACAACGTAAGGTGCACTTATTTTAAAAGCCATAATTAATATTTTCCACGAACGCCTTTAGGGTTTGACTTTGTGCTTCCGCCTTTGCCTTTCCAAAGGTTTTTACAAGCCCAATACCGTGCAGTTAATTTACTTTTGGCTGTACTACATTTATGGCGAGCTTTAAAAGACTTGCGTGCGGCAGCAGAATAATTATGACCGTAACTAGTGTGTCCAAAATGAATTAGTTTTTCTTTCCCGTTTTCACAGGCTTTAACCATTTTCTTTTTGTTTTTTCTGTCCGATTTCATTGGCTTATTACAAGCCATTTTACTCTTATCAGCCATTATCTTACCATTTTTCCACGCCCCATTGCGCGACAAGTAATTGGTTCTTTTAATGAATCGCAGCCGCAATGCATTTTGCTAACTTCCATTCCATATTTACCTGAGCTAGAGCCAGGCATTTTGGGGAAGCTGCTAATATCTAATGGCCCGTCCCAAATAGCATTTTCACCAATTTGTCCTGATAATCTTGGGCTTTTTTTAATTTTGTCAATATCGTGTTCCATAATTATTTGTTTTTTAATGCATTATAAATTTTAGTATTCCCGCCTTCATACACTTCGCTTCCTGGACCAAAAGCATCTTCTTGAGCTTGAGTCATATAAGCAACACTATTTTGTCTCATTTCAGGAGTTCCATACATTGCAATTCCAGTACCAATTACACCAGGTTTGTTATATACCGCTGGATTTTGAGGCATAGGTGCAAGAGAATCTGCTACTAGTCCCATTTTAGATTGTACCGCGGCCATAGGCATTGGCTGCTGGCGAACTGCCGGATCAGCAAATTGTTGGCGAACTGCCATTGGGTCATACATAAAATCATTCATAGCCATCTAGTTTTATCGTTGTTTAAATTTTTTATTGCGGTTTTTAAAACTTTATCAGTATAAGTTTGGCCGCGCATTATTTTGTTTCGTCTTTTGCTTGTTGGAACATCTTCTTCTCCAAGCATTATACGATATATTTTAGCGCTTAAAATTTTAAATTTAAAAGACACTTGATATATATTATATTTTTGTGTTGTATGGTTTCGGTTTCTCCATACGGTAATCCAGCCTTGCTTTAGTAATCTATTCCACCTTCTATTATCCCAAGAATAAGAATAAGCTCCATTTATAAAATCTTGTTTGCTAAAATACCCAACACATTCTAAATATAATAAAAGCTCTAAATCACCGTCCGTTAAGTTGTTGTTTTTACAAGCCCACTTTCTTATAATCCTGTAGTGTTTTAACAGACCAATTTCTTTTAAATCAGCTGCGTCTAGCCTTTTCATAAAACAACAACCACGTCGGTTACTTTTATTACGTGATAAATTTCTTTTTCAAATTCTATTTGGTGACCAGCGTGTTTATCATAATAAATTACATCGCCTTCTGACACCCCCGCTACTTCAGTTCCAGCAGAAACAATTACAGCTTTATGGTATCTGATGTCCTCTTTATGAGCTTCCGCAAGAAGCAAACCACCTTTTGTTTTTGTGGTGCCTTCTTTATTTTTTAGTATAACTAAATTTTTACCTATTGCCTTCATTGATTCGTAAATTATTAATTACACAATCAGTTGACAATATCGTGGTTGCTACTGAAGCCGCGTTTTGAAGTGCGCTTTTTGTAACTTGCAGAGGATCAATAATTCCGGACTTAATCATATTTACCATATTTCCTGTAACCACATTCAAGCCTCTGCCTCGCTTTGTTGGAACTTGGTAGTCTTCAATACCTGCGTTTCTTAAAATAGTATTAAAAGGAGCTTTAATTGCTCGCAACAATACTTCTTCTCCAATTGATTTTGGTTTTACATAAGTAGAAGCATTTAATAACGCGATTCCACCGCCAGGAACTATACCTTCTTTAATAGCGGCTTTAGTAGCACAGATTGCGTCTTCGACCCTATCTGTTTTTTCTTTTAACTCAACGTCCGAATTAGCGCCAACTTTTACTGTAGCAATTTTAGCAGCAAGCATTGACAAACGCTTTTCTAGTTTTACAATTTCGTTAGGATTTTTTTCAGTAATTAATTTGCTTTTAATATCTGATATTATATTTAAAACTTCTTCACTTTGATTTTCTATTTGCAAAATAGTTTGCTCATAGTTAGTAATACATTTTAAACAAGATCCTAAATATTCAGGCTTAATAAGATCCATGTCATCACCAAGATCTTCATTTATAATTGTGGCTCCAGTAAGCATTGAAAGGTCACTAAGCATTTGTTGTTTATATATGCCATAAGTTGGAGCATCTATAACATTAACTTTTATGGTGCCTTTTGTTTTATTCATAGCTAAAGCAGCAAGAACTCCTGGGTCCATATCCGCTATAATTAGCAATGGTTTATTATTTTTTATAACAAACTCTAATACAGATTGTATTTGCCGAATACTTTCTATAGGAGATTCTACTAAAAGTACGAGCGGGTTATCCAGCTCTGCTGCTTTTTTTTGTTTGTTTGTTATAAAATGTGAATTTTTTAAACCTTTATTATATTGAACTCCTTCAATTACATCTAATTTTGTTTTTTCTAATTGAGAAGTTTCCATCATAACAACACCTGTTTTATCAACTGATCTAAATGCATCAGCAATAACTTTACCAAGCTCAGGGTCATTATTTGTTGATATAGTTGCTATTTGATCCATCATATTGCCTTCTACTTGTATGGCAATTTTTTCTAAATAGCTTACAACTTTATCTACAGCTAAATTAATTCCGTTTTTTAAATCTCTAAAACTTACTTGGTCGGCTACAGCATAGGCTTCTTCTAAAATAGCATGAGCTAATACCGTGGCTGTTGTTGTGCCGTCGCCGGCTTGTTGTACTGTTTTACGAGCTGCTTCTTTTAATAGCGTTGCTCCCATATTTTCAACTGGATCCAATAAAATAATTGAATCAGCAACGGTTACTCCGTCTTTTGTAATTAATGGTTTTCCGGTACTGTCTTCTAACATCACACATTTACCGCTAGCCCCTAAAGTGGAGCTAACGGCTTTTGTGAGTTTTTCAATACCTTTAAATACTTGTTTCCTAGCTCCGT